TGATTCTTATCTGTTCAAACTGATTCTTATCTGTTCAAACTGATTCTTATCTGTTCAAACTGATTCTTATCTGTTCAAACTGATTCTTATCTGTTCAAACTGATTCTTATCTGTTCAAACTGATTCTATTTATTTGGACATAAACTATTTAAAGTTGTAGGATCACATAAAACATGATCTGGAAAATATGTTGGATTATTACCTGGACGAACTGTTGATACAACTTGATATTGATAATTTGGTGGTGGTTCTGCACTTTGTAAATTCGTTGTATAATTTACTGCATCTGGTACAACTGGATAATTACCCCAATTACCTGTTGCAGTTGCACCATTATATAATCCCCCATTTGGTTTTCTTGGAGGTATAGAAACTGGAGAATTATAATTTAAAAAACTATAAGGTAAAGACATCACTTTACTTTATTTAAGGATTATTTTTATTTCTTAATTATAACAAACAATATGAATACGGATTTTGAAAATAGAGATGATGTCGTCAAAATTGATTTATCTAAAAAAAGAACTCGTGGGGGCGAAATCGAAGATATTGATCTTTCAAATAAAGAAATTTTAGAAATTATTAAAGATATACGTAACTCTAATTTAGCTCCAAAGCAAAGAGAAGCTCATTTTGAAAAAATTTATTCAGATTTTAACGACAGATATCCATATTTATTTACTATGGCATGTGGAGAATCATTTGATGAAACAACCTTAAACTATATATTATCAATGCGTGAAAAAGTTAGAAATAATAATATGACTGAGTATGATGCATCTAAAGTAGTTGGCCAAAAGTTCTTCAATAAATATATGAATAAATAGATAATTTTAGTCTAAAAAATAAAATTTGATTTAAGGATTAAAACATTTTTAAACATAAGATCTCAACAAACTAGTGCCCAAAATGGCAACTGACGTTAAAATGACTCAGCCTGTGCCAAAAAACTTAAAACAACTAATTGAATGTGTAAAAGAAAATGCTGGTAATATCGATATGATGGGCGTTTTGCGCAAATATCGTTTTTGGCCAGCTCTTCAAATCAAGAACTTTTTCTCTAATCCAAATCTACTGCTTCTTCATAATACATATAAACGTACTGATGTTGCTCATTTCCAAGAGCTATATGATGAATGCCGATCAGTAGTAATTGATCTCAGTGCTCCTAATGATAATAATATAGTTGTAACATATGCTCAAAGTATTCCTGTTAGATATAGTGATGTTCAATATGAAGTTATTTCTGATCCAAATGATAAACTTGAACTAAATTATGAAGGAACTGTTGTAACTGTTTATTATTATGATAATCAATGGTATTTCGGAACATCTAGTTGTCCATCTGTGAATTCATCTCGTTTCTTTCATCCTACCAAATCTCATGGTCAAATGTTTAATGAAGCTCTTGCAAAAATGCTTCATATTGACTATAATGATTCCAAGGATTTTGAAGCAGGTCTTCGCAAGACTCTAACAGATGTACTTGATCCAAGCAAGGCTTATGCGTTTCTTCTTATTCATTATGAAAATAAACATATTATGGATTATACTTCTAAGTTTGGCAAAAATTATGCTTTAATCATGCATCTTACTACTCGTGATCGTCTAACTCTTGAAGAAGTTCCAAATGATACAATTATTCAAAATGATAATCATATCATTCAATTTGATTCTGTATCAGATGCAATGAATTATCTTCGTGATCCTGCAAATAATGCATATGCAATTCTTGCAAGTACTGCTTCTGGTAAGAAACTCAAGATCTCTCTTGATGCAATCATTGAGAAAGAAGAAAATGATCTTGGTAACCCAAATGTATGGCATAATATGCTTTGGGTTTATATAAAGAATCGTCAAAACTACAAGATTACTGATTATCAAAATGAATATGTTAAAGATCTAGAAGTTCCTAAAACTTCTCGTGGTCGTGAACTTGCACCAACATATTTGATTCATACTGTCATTTGCACTATGCGTGATATTCTATTCAAGTCTTATGAACTTACCACATCATTTGATACTGAGACCAAGCGTTATACAATTAACAAAGATGCTGATTCAATCTATCCTTCAATTATTCGGTTCCATTTGACTCAATTGCGTAATATTCAATATATTAAACATAATAAATCTGCAATTGATGACAAAGTAGTTTATCAATATCTATGCCGTAATAATTCATTGAAGAATCTGCGACTTCTTATCAAGTATTTTAGTGATACATGCGATCCTTCTAAACTTTCTGGAAAAGGAGTTCCTTATGGTCTTCCAATGCATATTGCTGAATGCTTCAAGATTCTTGATACACTTCTGAGCAAATAAATTTGCAACAAAGCAAATAAATTTGCAACAAAGCAAATAAAAAAAATAAAAAATTACAAAGCGTTATAAAATTTGAATAACGTTTTGTAATTTCTATAATTAACAAAATGAAATGTGCTGATAAAATTATAGATATTGAAGATGTAAATAAAAAATTAGATAAACATATTGCTACTAACTATAAAAAACCAACTCTTGATGAAATTATTTTTTTCAGACCTATGATTGATAGTCTATTAAAAGATGTACCTTTTAATACATTACGTAAAGTATTTCATTATAGTCATAAAAGATCATTCCTGTTTCAAATATTTTTAATTTTGCGTGATGAAGCTCAAATTTATAATGATACTGATTATGAAAAAATTAGAAGCATTTTGAAAATAAAAGATTGCAAGAGTCATTCTGGTATCATTTCTATTACAGTTTTTACATCTCCATATCCTGAATATATTGATGACGATGGTAATGTGGTAATTCAAGAATTTAGTTGCCAATGGAATTGTAGCTACTGTCCAAATGAACCTGGTCAGCCAAGAAGTTATCTTAAAGGAGAACCTGGTGTTCTAAGAGCTAACCGTGAACATTTTAAATGTATTGAACAAATGTATATTCGTTTAGAAGCTCTTTATGTTACTGGTCATGATATTGATAAACTTGAAGTTCTAGTTCTTGGTGGTACTTGGACTTCTTATCCAATTAAATATCGTGAACAATTTATCAGAGATATCTATTATGCTGCAAATACTTATAAATATAACATCGATCCTTCCAAATTAGATACTATGAGAAAACCAATGTCTCTTTCTCAAGAAAAAAGAATCAATAAATATGAACGATGCAAAGTTATTGGTTTGACCTTGGAAACCCGTCCTGATACTATCAATTCTGATGAACTAAAATTATTCAGATATTATGGATGTACTCGTATTCAACTTGGTATTCAACATTCTGATAATGAAATTCTTAAAATTAATAACAGAAAATGTACTATTGAAACTGCTATAAAATCTATTGAACTTTTGAAAAACTGTGGATATAAAATTGATGGACACTGGATGCCTAATCTTCCTGGTAGTACTATTCAGAAAGATGAAGAACTTTTTGAAGAATTACTTGGTATTAAAAGCAAAAAATATATAAATTTATATCATGAAATTATTGAATTGAAATGTCCTGAACTACAAGTTGATCAATGGAAAATATATCCTACTACTATTACTGAATTTACTGATATCAAAAAATGGTATGAAAATGGTGATTATATTCCTTATTCAAATGATGATTTATTTGAATTACTTATTAAAGTTAAAAAACTTGTTTTTCCTTGGATTCGTCTTAACAGAGTAATCAGAGATATTCCAAATGATTATGTTCCTCAAATAGATTATCATTCTAATGCTAGAGAATTTTTACAAAAACAAATTGCTATTGATGGATGGTACTGTTCTTGTCAAAGATGCAGAGAAGTTAAAAATGGATCTTATGATCCTATTAATTCTGAAACAGTTATTCGTAAATATAATGCATCAAATGGTGCTGAATATTTTATTAGCAGAGAATCAAAAAATAAAAGAATTCTTTATGGATTTGTAAGATTAAGATTAACAGAAGTCCCAGCGACTTCTATATTTCCAGAATTAGAAGACTGTGGATTGATTCGCGAACTTCATGTGTATGGACAGGTGCAAATTGTGGGAACTTATAATGAATCACATACTCAACATTCTGGGATTGGAAAAATGCTTATGAACAAAGCAGAAGAGATTGCAAAAACTGAAAAATTTGGAAAAATGGCAGTTATTTCTGGAGAAGGAACACGTGGTTATTATAAAAAGCTTGGATATTCTGATTCGCCTGGCGATGGTTTTTATATGATTAAAAATTTATAACATGGTAGAACGAGCAGATGGTGTTGAAGACATATTCTATTCTTTACTAATAATAAAAAGCAATGTTATTTCAAGATATATCTGATTTTCATAATAATAATGATTGGTTCGCAATTATCCCAGCAGTTTTATTAGTTGAAATTGTATGTCTTCTAGTTTATCCAAATGGTTCTCCTATTTTAAAAAAATGGTATCAGCTCTTTAACCTACAAGCTGGATTGCAAGATGTGCTTATTATTATCATAGCATTTGGTATTGTTAGATATCTTTATACATATTTCTTAAAACCTCGTTTTGGTTTCAATATTATTTTATTTACCATTTTCTTCTTATTCTGTCAAATAATTCATGATTTAACTTTTGCTTTTATTATGACAATCGCACCAAGTGGTAAATTCAAAATGATTGATTATATGAAAGAATATATATCAATCGCAAAATTAAATGCAGTTATCGGTGATTCTACAATGATTATTGGATCCAGTATCATTGCATCATTATTAAAGAATTTTCCAAATCATCTTAATATATTATTAATATTTATTGGATTATATAAAATGATATATTTAGTTAATATCTAAATTTCGCAATATTTTTTTGAAAAAATTGGAGGCATTTTAATTTTTGTGCCTGTCTGAGTGAGTACTCCGAGTACTCGGAGTATTTCTAGTGTGATTATTTTTATGATTTTATATTATTTATTATTATAATGGTAATATTTTTTCAATGCGAAAAAAATTATTAAAATATATTAAAATAATACCATACTCTGATAATTATAATGAACAAAAAGATAACCCAAATGAATAAAAAGATAACCCAAATGAATAAAAAGATAACCCAAATGAATAAAAAGATAACCCAAATGAACAAAAAGATAACCCAAATGAACAAAAAGATAACTCAAATGAACAAAAAGATAACTCAAATGAATAAAAAAGATCTTTATTATATTTCTATATTGTTTTCAGATTGTTTTCTTTCAAGTATCTTTGAATATATTGTATTATTAACTATTTTTTCATCACTTCTTTTCATATTCATTATACTATCTAATACATTGATATCTTCTGTTCTAAATTCACCTGTTTCTTTATCTAATACAATTTCATTTGCTGTATTATTAATCATAGATTTGATAATTGCATCTTTAGGTCTTGGTATCCATTTATTATGATCTAATATTTCTAATAATTTTTCTCTAATTCTATAAAGTCTCATATTATGATTCTCAGGATGGTCAGGATTAAAATATATTTGATCAACCATTGCTAATATAGCATACATCCCCCCATATGTACAACATTGATTTCTAAATTCATCAGTAATATATGATGTATTCTCTTTACCAAAACTATTAATTATTATAGTATTATTTATATTATTTGTATTATTACTATTAGTATTATTTTGAGTACCTATATTATTATTAATTTGTGTCTCTATATTTTGAATTAATTTTTCATTTTTATTTATTTCATTTTTAATTTTACATAATTTCTGATGTCTATATTTTGCTGGTGCTAAAGTAAATATCTCATTACAATAATTACATTCTAATTTATTAATTTTTCCTTTACAATTTTGAATATGATAATTATAATTTTTATTATTTGATAGTATTTTTTCACATTTGATACATTGATATTTATTTAATATTTTTGGGTTATCTTTTTGTTCATTTGGGTTATCTTTTTGTTCATTTGGGTTATCTTTTTGTTCATTTGGGTTATCTTTTTGTTCACTTGGGTTATCTTTTTGTTCATTTGGGTTATCTTTTTGTTCATTTACCCCATTCTTTGGAGTATGTTTTCTATCGCAATGACGTCTCAAATTATATGTAAATTCGCTTTTATAATCGCACTGAGAACATTTATGAAACATCTTATTATATCAATGTAATATTTTATTTCTTTAAATAAAAAATCATATTAAAAATACTCCGAGTACTCGGAGTACGTACTCCAACAGGCACAAAAAATGAAATGCCTCAAGTTTTCTTGAAAAAATAATACATTATTGAAAATGGATGAAGATAAATGTATAAAATATATTGATATGTTATTGGCATCAGGATTTCATAAGAATACATCTAAAGAAGCATTTTTTGAAGACTTTAAAAATTTACATAATCACTGTAATATAAAAAAGAGCGAAATGAATATGATCAAATTAGCACTTATATATATCAAGTCTTGCAAAAAAATTGAATTTTAATATATTAAAATTATTAATAAAAATGAAAGTATCAGTTAATACCAAATGTACATGTGGTTCTGGTTTTAAATATAAAAAATGTTGTATGAAAAAATCTTATTATAATTATTCAAAATTAGCTGAAGAAATGAGAACTTATGCTATAATAGCAACTGAAATGTATAATATATGTATTAAAGAAATCAATAATCAAGTAGTTGATCCAATATTTTGGATATATAATCAAGAAAAAATGAGACTATCATGGGAACAATATATAGATTCCTTAGAAAATGTATCAGGATTTATGAAAGAAACAATGCTTAATAATAATTTTGCTAAATATATGCAATATATGTATGACAAATATCCACCAGGATATGGTAATGCAATACATAAAGCTTATAAAGCTGGTATAAAATTAGATGCAGTCGATACTTATTTTAATCTTAGAAAGGAAGCTGAATCATTAAAATGATAACAGAATCATTAAAATGATAACAGAATCATTAAAATGATAACAGAATCATTAAAATGACAACAAAATCAATAACAAAATCATTATAACTTAGTAAATACAACCCATCTATTTAAGAAACTAAATTGTTTTTGTACTTCATCATTCTCTAATGCCATTATTGATTTATCAAGTTCTCTCCAATTTCTAGAATCAGATGGCACTTTTGCACGAAGTTTATTATAATTATCTGAGAATAATTCAGTTGCTTCTAATTTGAGACCATAACTACTTGCTTTTTCTACCAATTTATCAAAATTAACTAAAAATTCTGGTATTAATCTATTTGTATTTTCTAAAAATACATCTACATTTTTACCATAATAATTATCATTGTCAAATATATCATATCGTCTAATAATTGCCCATACTGGATATCTATTATCTATTTTACGTCCTTCTATTTTTACTCTTTTCTTTGGATCAGATTCTATAATACCTGGTTTCTTTGATTGCTCTAATAATTTATGAACTGACATTCCATCCATAAATGTAGCTATAAATTTACCTCCTTCTTTTAAATTCATTGAAACATTTCTCATAAATCCATTAAGTTTCTCTTCTGTATGAAAGAAATAATGTATAGCAAATTGACATGATACTACATCAAACCCATTTGCTGCACGTCCAACCAAATGTTTAATAAAATTATCAGCTCTTATTTTTTTATTATATAAAAGTCTTAAAACTTTTCTGGATTCATTTGTAGCTACATCTTCTCCAGCTGCATCACCTGTTTCTAAAGGTAATGAACAATCTCCTACTGCAAATACCATATTTGGTGTTATACTTTGTTTTTCGCCTTTTCTAAATATATCTATTCTTCTACGTCCATTTAACATTCTTGCATATGCTCCATCTTTAGCTTTTGTTATATTATTTTCAACATAATCAACACCTAATATAAAAAGATATCCTGCTGCATTCCAATTATACATATCACCAGCCATTCCACATGCAAGTTCTAATAATGATTCTCTTCTGTGTTCTGGAGCTTTTTGATACAAATCTTTTTTAACACCTTGATTATGAAAATTTAACATATGCACTGATAACATGTGATGTCTTGGTATTTCTCTTGCGTAATATATATCATCTTTTGATAATAATCTATCCTCCAATACATCTGGTATCTCACTTTGTGGTATTTTTTGAGATCCAATTATATTATCAACTAAAACAGGATTATGTATTAATCTCCATACACTCATTGCAACTACATAATCATTTGCTGTCTTACTTATCTTTCCAGTTTTCTGATATAATTTTGTTTTATCTGTTCTTACTCTCATTGGAACCCAGCGCATTTGTATATTCTTTTCAGTATCAAGTGTATAACTAAATTCAACAATACTTTTATCTTCTATTATTGAATTATCATCACATATCATTCTTCCTGCACTATCCAATTCTATCCATGCTTCTGATACTCCTTCTTCATAATTAGTAAATGGTTTGAATAATTCAGCTTTATAAATATCATCAGTATTAGTATTATTGCGTTCTTTTTGATATTCATAATCAAATCTTCTACGCAATCCTTCAAATGGTGTTATTGGTTCCCAATGAGGCAAATTATATCCAACTTTTAATTTCAATTTACCATATTTTACTTTTGTAACTGTATCTAATGTTGTACCATTTAATTCAACTAAAAAATCAATAGTATTCTGCTCTGGGGGTTTCCATTTTAAAACTTTCTCCCATTTAACATTACTTCTAATTGATGCTGATTCTTTAGGATAATAACTAAATACTCCTAAATCAGCTGGGGTAAATATCAAACCATCTATTTTATATCCTAAACCTGATGCATCTTCCAATATGTCTTTACAAGCCTTTTTCATATAATCACCTTCTGCTGATATTATCTTTTTACATCTAAAATCAATGAAATTTAATCCATTCCATTTACTTTCACATACTTTTTTCAAAGCTGCATATCTATTCTTTGACTCAGATCCCCCTATTTTAGGTGCAATTAATGGATGATCTAATGTTTTCTCTTTATTCAAACAATAAATATCAAATGCGGCATATATGTTTTTTGTAAATGTTGATATATATTCACCATCCAATAAACTATTTCTAATATTTATTACTGATGTACTCAATCCTGTATCAAATACTTCAAATGTATTATTTATCAAATAAGCTTTACCTTCATCTGATATATACATTAGCATTCTTTCTCCATCTGCTTTATCAGTAACTGTATAATCTTTCAATATTGAATTTATACCATATGTATTTGGACCTGGTTCTGTTAAATGTATTTGTTCTAATGATAATGGTTTAGGTGCTAAAAATAATCTATCAGATTCATCTTCTGAACCATAATTTCTAACTTGAACACTTGATTTCTTTATAATATCAATAATATCATCATATCCTTGTAATACTGTCTCTTGTTGTTTTTTTGATAATGGATATATTTGCGTTTTTAATATTTGTATTATCTTTATTATATGTTTTAATATATTATTTTTTATTCTCTCTGCTGCCGCTTTCTCTTTTACCTTATCAGTTTCTATTGAACCATTATATTCAATCTCAAATTCATATTCAATTGGTTGCATTGATACATTTGATTCTATCATATTTTTAAATATATCTTCAGTTTGGCGAATTACATAAATATTATATACAATATTATCTAATTTATTTTTGTAGCTATATTTCTTGTAAAAACGATAATGTTTATCCATGCTTTTCCATTTTGATACATTGACATCTGAATTATCAACACCAATATATTGATGCATATGTAAAATAACATCAACTGGAAACTCATCTGGCATTACATCCCCCTTTATTGCTTCTGATTTTAACCATTTTCCATCTTCAATTGATGATGGATCTTCATTCAAACAATATCTTGTAATATTACCCATCGATTTTATTTCAAATTGATCATTTGATTGTAATGATGTAATCACTAATGTATCTTCGCCTTCAGATACATCATCAAATGAATCATCTAAATTATCAACCATTTTTTCATATTCTAAACTTGACCATTTAATGTTGTCTTTCAATTTAAAAGATAATGTCCAAATATAATTCTTTGATTCTTCTTTTGAACATTTATACAAATCAAAATAACTTTCAAGAAGAGTTTCAATATCTTTCGATAATATGATTTCCATACTTACTTAATTTAATTACATATAAATAATAACAAAATCTTTATGTGATTTCATTTTTTATTAAAAAATAAATATTTTTATAGTATCTTTTAAATCATTCAGTTTTATCAACTACGAATAGTTCATCTTTCTGATATTTCAATTCAACAAATGTTTCATCAATTACATTATCAGATAATAACCAATTGATAAATTGGACTATTACATATAATGATGTTTTTGGTATTTTGTTTCCATTTAACCAATTCATTATAGTGCGAATTTTTCCTAATGTAAACATTCTATTGATACATTTTTCAGTTATAAATAATTTTACTTCTTGAATAAATAATTGTTCTGCATGTTTTTTCATTGTATCTGTATAAAGTTCCATTAAATCATCTATTTTACATAAAATAATATTGAATAATTTTTTATCATTACTTATATTGTCTCTAACTCTTGATTTAATACTTCGTTTAACAATGCATTTTCCATCACTTTGATTTCCTCCATTGTTTCCTGACATTTCTGTTGGCTTTGTATCAATTCTTTCTTCAACATTTGATTTATTATTATCGTTGTTTTCAACAATGATTGCTGGTTCTTTTTTATTATCATTTCTGATGTCTTCAGAAATTCTGATGATTTCTCCAGTGATTTCATTATCGTCTCGTTTGATAGCTCTGTTGGTATCTTTTTTGATATCTCTGTTGGTATCTTTTTTGATATCTCTGTTGGTATCTTTTTTGATATCTCTATTGTTGTATTCTGTAATTTCTTCTCTTTTGATATCGGAATTCGTATTTTCATGTTGAATAATTGTATGAGACAATTCCCACCAAGTACCTCCACTTGGTAATTTATCTATAATTATATTCATATGATTAATCACTTTAATATAAATAAATTCAAATTTTTATATGGATATTGAATATTGTTCATATAGTAGATTATTTATGTAAGATTGGTAATTCAAATTATATTGTTTTGCAAATCTTTTTTTTAATAATGAAAATCTCATACTCGATGAAATTTTATTATTATTCATATCATTTTCTTGACATTCATCAAAAGCCTCACCTTGTTCATCTATCTTATTTTCCATTTCAATCTTATCTCTTTCTTTCTCTTTCTCTTTTTCTTTTTCTTTTTTTATTTCTATCTTATTATTTGCAGATGTTTCATGTAATTTTAAATTTAACACATCACAAATAGACTCATATTTTTTAATTTCATTATGTGATCTATTGCAAAATTTTACATATAATTCTAATTTCTCTAATAATTCTTCTGATAACCATGATAAATTTACAAATATACCATTATTATTACGTGTATATATTGAATTATACTTATAGATCATCTTAAATATCTCCTCATTTTCCATATTACTTAATAACTTTACAGATTCGACAAGTGCTTTACATCTTTCTGTAATGTTATTAGTCATATTATTATATATATTAACATTTATTACTTTATATAATTTCAAATATCTAAATATGATTTAAGAAAAAATGATATAATCTATTAGAGTATTATAATTATTATAAATGTTTTTACCTATATCATTCGTGACTAGTATTCAGTTAACTTCTTCTGAATTAAAAGTTAATTTTGAAAAAACAATAAAAGATAAATTGAGACGAAAATATGAAGGTATTTGTACTAAATATGGATTCATAAAACCTGAATCTATTGATATCCAAAAAAGATCTATTGGTGTATTCAGCAAACAACATTTTAATGGTCATATTAAATTTGATATATTATGTAATGCAGAAGTTTGTAATCCAATTAAAGGATTAGTTGTTGAAGCTGAAATTAAAAATAAAAATGCACTTGGCTTACTTGCAGAAAGTAGCATAGATATCAATGATAAAAATATTCCAATTTTAGATATTATTATTCCTAAAAAAGCTGCTGGTATATTATCTGAAATTGATCTAGAAAATGTTAATATTGGTGATATAATATATGTTATGATTCTTGGTAAAAAATATCAACTAAATGATGAAAAAATTTCAATTATTGGAAAAGCTGTTAAAAGTCTAGAATCAAAATTAAGTGACTTACCAGAAACTGAACAAAATCTCAGAAGCATTAAAGAAGGTGAAGATGAAGAAGGTTCTGCTGAAGAAGATCTATCTGATATAGAAGATTCTGATGGATCAGAAGATCAAGAATCTACACATGAAATAGATTCAGATGAAGATATTCCTAGAAAAAAGAATGTAATTGAAGATTCTGATGAATCTGTTGCTTCTGATCTACCTGAAGAAGAAGATCTTGAAGAAGAAGATCTTGATGAAGATGAGGAACCATTATCTGGTGGTGAAGATTGGTAAAATAAATTGCACTTAAATTATGGTTTATATATTGGATAAAATAATAATTTGTCTTGTTTTAACATCTCATAAGCAAGTGCTTGACATAATTCACTTTTATTTGAAGATTCTAATAATCTTTGATTATTTGGATTTAAAGAAGCAAGTAATGCTTTTAATGCTGGACTTTGTTTTGTTTCACATACAGTTCCTGATCCAACTCCTGATATCTTAAATATATTATTAAATGCTGCAAATTTATCTTTTGCTGGTTGTTTTGGTGCAATTATTCCATAATTTCCAGTCAGTTTCTTTTCTTTTCTATTTTTTATTATACTTTCAAGTTGTTTTGGTTTTGCTTCACGATAAGAACCATCTGAATTTAAAATATATACATCGAAACTTCCTATCTTGAATATATCACAATAACCTATATATGTTTCATCGTTACCATCTATTTCTTTTGATTTTATTAATGCTCCCTCTTTCCATAATAAATTAGCTATAGTTCCAAGTTGACTATTATTTATACTATCTTTAATTAATTTTTTTGCAATTATTGGCCAACATTTTGAATCAATACCTTGATATAAATTAATTGTTGCAAGTTTATTATCACCATTTATATTTATTCTATTTCTAGTTATAATATCTATAATATCACAATCAGTATTTTCAGTTTCTTTTGATTCTTCTGCTTTTTCACTTTCATCATTTAGTTCTATTTCTTCTTCTCTAATTTCTTCAGTTATCTTTAATTTTCTTGGAATTACTTCTTCATTATCTTTTACTACTACTATTTTACCTAAATGAGGATATATTCTATAACCTTTTATTAATTCATTTGGATATAGTGCATTTTTTAAAGTATAATAAACAATTTCTTTATCTAATTTTAAATTTATAGCTATCTCATCTGGGGTAAAATATACTTTGGGTAATTCTTTTAATATATATTTTTTAAGTTTTTTCAATAATGTTGGCATCATATTCAAAAGAACTTCCTCCCTCATAGTAAAATCTTTACTTTTAGTTTGATCTATTTTATTTATGCAATTTGGTTCATACATGGAATCGTCTCCAAAATTATAAGTAATTGTATTTTTTTGCGATGTTCGCATTGTAGCTACAAATTTAAATAAAGTTTTTGGATAATAATTTACATTTTTTAAAAGACTGCAATCTAATGCAGAATCTCTGATTGTTTTTTCAATATATCTTGTTTTATCTAATTTCTTTGCTGCTATTTTATAAGCATGTATATCAGCACTTGTTTCGTCATTTATTGATTTAACTGCAACATGTAAATAAACTGTTACATTTCTTTCTTCCAATGGTAAATTTATATGAGAACATGTTCTTATTCCGCGACCAATTACTTGATCTATTCTATTCATATGATACCATGGATCCATTATATGCACTTCTCTAATGTTCTTAAAATTCAATCCTTCGCCACCAATTGGTGTTATTATAACTACTTTTACTTTTTCACCATGCATATTATCTCGCTGATTTGTTGTTTTTATTATTTGATCTATCTTGGAACTACCCATGATTCTTCTGCTTCCAGTAAAAATGCTATATTTTGGAAATGGTACATTTGGAAATGTTGTCTTTTCTTTTACATCTCTTTTATTTAAAAGATTTCTTGCTCCATAACGACTAAATCCTAAATGTTCTAATGCAATTGCTAATGGTACTGCGCCACTCATCACAAATTGTGAAAATACTATTATTGGACCTTCTGAATCTTTTATTAATTCTACTATACGATGTATCTTTGCAGCACATTCTTTTAAATTTTCACCATATAATGAATATTCAGGTTTTCTATAAGATACTTGTATTGGTTCAGATTCATCTATTTGATTAAACATTTCATTAAAGCCATCTTCTCCATGTTTTGAATTTGGATATGTTATATTTAATAATTGTAAAGCAACTGATATTCCACTTTTATTATTTTCATCTATTTCTTCATCATTTATATCAGCTTCAGACAATTTTTTGTATTCTTTTACTATTTGTTTTGAACCTGCAACTGTTGGTACTAAACCATCTGTAATATTTTTAACCCATGGTTTTTTAATTATATCAATACCATTTACCTGTGGATTTAATCGTGCTGCAAAAGTAAAAGGATTGCTACCACGAATATAACTAATATATTTTGATGATAAATCTTTTAAAATAGTAATATTTGCTTGAAATAATTGTTGTTCTATTGTTTTACCTTTATCATCTTTTCTATATAATCTTTTCTCTTCTATTCTTTTTTTTTCTTCATTTAAAACCAGCATTTTAAGTAGCCACATAATTTCTTCAGGATCATTATACATTGGTGTTGCTGTTAACATTATTAATCTATTAGCTTCACCAGCTTCTATTAAATTCTCTAATGCTCTTGCCGTATCTTTTTGTTTATCATTTTGTCTCAAATTATGCACTTCATCAATAATAATAATTTTATTCTTCCATTTTTTTCCAGTTTTAGCTATATTTTTTAATCCATCATATGTTATAAATTGATAACGATGTCTTATAACTTTTAATATTTTCTTTGCAATTACTTCATTATTATCATTTACATGTACAAGATTTCTATATAAATCACCCGTACATTGGTCTTCTAAATTTTGATTATTCATTAATCTTGATGTATCAAATAATTGATCAATAAAAGATTTCTTTAATGCTTCTGATGAAATAACAATTACTCTTGGTTCATCATTATATGTGTGATCAAGTAATAATGATTCGGCTATTGTTATTGCTGAGCATGTTTTACCTACACCAAGTCCATGATATAATAATAAACTTCTATATGGTGATCGTCTAGATAAATAATGTTGCATTAAATGTTGATATTGTGTTTTCTCTAATCCTGTACAGTAATCTTTGCTTTTATCATCAAAGTCTTTTTCAGATTCAATCTCATCTAATTCTGGGACTTTATATATCTGGTATTCTTTCAATGAAACCAGTTTTTTCCCATAATTGGGATCATTTTTATCTGGAAATATTAATTCATTCATTTTAGAAATGATGATTCTCTTACAAAAATGATTATATAAATAAATATAAGATTTCAAAAATAAATAAGCAATTAATTTAAAAGTTAAAATTACTTTTCAGACTCTTCTAATAACATTAATGCCATTGCTGCATAATTATGCAAATCAAGTAAGGTATCTTTAATGCTTTCATCTGCAACCAGATTAACTCCATTTTTGGTAATTGAAAGTGATCTCTGTATTTTGTCTTCTATACGCATCAATACTCCAATAACTCCAAATTTAGCGAATGCATCACCGTAATCTGCATTTTTTTTCTTGAATAATTCAAGAGCTTTTTCTTGGACATCTTGCATTTGCTTTACACGATCTGTCATTTTGATTAATTTTATAATAATAAAAATTTATATATTTATATCATTTTAAAATTTAATCATACGTTCTTTATTCATAAAATAGTATGCAATGCACAATGCTGCAATTAAATTTACAGCTGCATGTACACGCATTGAAGGCATAGTTACAATCATGTATGCATGTGATAAGAATATAATAGTAATACCAATGTAATAAAAGATTAAATGAGCGTCCATATATAGATAATTATAAAAATAAATCTAAGAATTTTATTCTGTCAATCTAAGAATTTTATTCTGTCAATCTAAGAATTTTATTCTGTCAATCTGAAATATATCTCTGCACATATCCTAGTGTCTGCATCTGCTGTATGCAAAATTCCTTCTGGTTTTTTATCAAATAGTCTTTCATATAATTCTGATAATTTAGGCCATTTCTCATTTTTTTTAGTTCCCATTAACATCGTACATTTTTTTTCAGTATTTCTCCATTTTTTATACATTTCTTTTTCTTTTGCACGAAACAATTCAGATGCTATTATTTTGTCATCAAATGCAACATTATGTGCTATTATTTTATCTATTGTCGGAAATATATCTCTTAATCTATTAAAAACATCTTGAATTGGCACTCCTTTTTCAAGAGCATCTTTTTGATAAATGCCATGTATTTCTGATACTTTCTCTGGTATTACAAAATCATCTGGTCTTATTATATAAGATTCTCTATTAAGTAATTGTTTTGTTTGTTCGTTCCATATTTCCCATCCAATTTGAACAAGACGACATTTATCCCATTCAGGAGAACCATATGGTTGTTTGGGTGGAAATCCTGTAGTTTCTGTATCAAAAATAAAACTATTCATTCTCAATTTGTAGCTATATTTTGATTACTATATTTAATCATTCATTTGTTTTTATATCTTTTTGCTCATTTATTAAAGCTATGATTTTATTATTAACTTCTGTGAAAAGTTTTTTGCGCTCATGATTATGATCTCGTATTTTGCTTAATGTTTCTTTATATGATAACCATGATATCGCTCTAACCTCACGTGCCTGATTATAATTATGTGGATCAACTAATAATTGAATATCATTATAATTAGTTGTTGCAACATAGTAAACATGACGATATAATATTTTATTTGTACCATAAAATATTTCTTCAAATGATGTCAATTCTTTTACTAATTTAATATTTGCAGCACCAATGCCAGTCTCTTCATCAAATTCTCTAACTGCACAATCTACATCTTCTTCTCTAATCTTTCTACGACCTTTTGGAAATCCCCATTCAGGATCGACAAATATTGATAATGAATTATTTAATAATAAACTCAGCTTAGCTTTAATACTATCAAATTTCTTTTTTGCATTATTAAACTCACTTGTATGTTTTGGAATAGACGTTTGATACCACACATAATTCCATAAATATTCAAATTCTTTATTTAATAATAAGTTACGCTCTGATACAGTCATTGCACTAAGCAAAACTTTAATATAATCTTCATTTTCAATCTCATATTTACCTCTAATAAATTCCATGAAACTTAAACTATCTTTTCGCTGAATCATTAAATATTCTATATTCTTTGTTGGTGTAATTCTATAACATATTATACCAAAACTAGTAATTGGATGTGGACAGTCTTTATGAACATGTCCTATTTGCCCACAGTTTCTACAAGATAATGGTTTTTCAGTTACAATAGTTGTAACTTTATCCAATACTTCATCAGGAAGCTGTTCTTTCTTTTTAATTGGTTTCTTTTTTTTTGAATTTATTGTTGTATTCATACAGAACGTTAATTTGTAAATAGTCAATATTCTTATATGCCTTGCTAATATAGGAATGGGCATATTACCAAAAGTTTTTGGGCCATTTATGTGGGCAACTATTCATTATATATGTTTAGCAGCACCATCAAATTTATCTGAAACTGATAAAAATAATTATAAAAATTTCTTTTCAATATTACCAGCTATTATGCCTTGCCAAGCTTGTGGCATTCATTTAGCTGAAAATTATAATACTTTACCAATTGATGGATTTTTATCAACTAATCAAGATTTATTTAAATGGTCAGTTGATCTTCATAATATTGTTAATCGTCAATTAGGAAAATCCGAAATATCTGTTGAAGATGCTAAACAAACTTGGACAGTCAATTATCCAAGACTTCTATTTCCAAATGAATCTCAATCAATGTCTAATAACTATGACAATAATAATAAAAATGATACAAAATCTATATATTTTAAATTAACTATTACATTTGGTATTTTAATAGTCTTATTATTAATTATTCTATCTTATATTGCTGCTAAATTATATAAAAAAACTCGTAAATAAATTTATTATTTAACGTCGTTTATGTTTATTTTTAAATTGTTCTTGTTGATAAGCTTGAAGACTGGTTAAAGAATTGAATGAATTTTTATCTTGAACAGCTGGTGCTGGTAAATTTCCACCTGGGAATGGTGGACGATTTTTAAATTTTTCCATGCTGCTTCCTAATACTGCAGCATTTAATGCCATTACATGTTGCATTTGTGGTGAAGCTGATTGAGGTACCATATTTTGTTGCATTGCAGATGCCATGCTTACTTTATTTTCTGCTAATACTGCTGCCATTTTTGGTGATGGTACTTGTGGTTGAGAACCAATTTGATTTAAAATTTGTTGTATTTCTGGTGTTAAAGCTGATGATTGGGCACTAACGTTCAATTGTTGCATTATTTCATTTCTTAAAGCTGGTGGGATTGGTACATCTACTGGTGTATCAGTCATTTGAATATTACCACCACCATATTGCATATTATTTAATGGTATATTATCTTGATTTACTGAATTTTGTTGTTCAATCCATTGTTGACCTTCTTGGGTTGGATCCATATTTACACCTTTGCTGTAATCACTCGCATTTGCTTGTGCTTCTTGAGTTGAGAAATATTCTTGCACTATTGCTGTAGCGGTATCATTATTTCTTTTAAATTCTTGCATATCATTGTCACCAATATCTTGTAATACTTTTTCACCAGTTATTAGTGCAGTTATAGCTACAAATACTAATAATGTACAATATAAGATTAATATTATACTTATTATCCATGCATATACTCCACACCACCATCTTTCATTATTTGCACCAGTTCCTCTAACTAAACATGTTAATTGAAAAAGTGTCATTAATATTGCTGGAAGACTGATTAAAAATATTAATAACACAAATGAGAATTTTTGTGAAAGTGGAATATTATCCTTTCCAAATAATATAACTAAAGATACCACTATTACCGATAACATTATTGCAAATCCTGCATAACGTGATTGAGATGATCCTGTAAATATACTTAAGAAAGATTCACCCATTATTATTCTTCTATATTATAGCATTACAAAATTATTCATATTCATATAAGCATAAAAATTGATTAAATATAATAAATCGTTCATTAGTGTTTATCATGGGAATTCCACATTATTTTCATACTATCACAAAATCTTATAAAGATGTTATAGTATATACTAAACCATCAATTACTTTTGATCATTTTTTTATTGACTATAACGGCATAATTCATACAGCAGCTAATAAATTGTTATTAGAGGAAAAAACAGATCAACTTATTTATGAAAAAACGTGGGAACTTACTATTGATTCTGTTAAGATTATTCAACCTAAAAATATGGTTCATATATGTGCTGATGGTGTTGCACCAGTTGCAAAAATGAATCAACAAAGAAAAAGAAGATATCTATCTGTTTTTCGTGAAACTCTTTCTTATGATAAAGATCCCAAAAAAATTATATGGGATCGAAATTGTATCAGTCCTGGAACTGAATTCTCTAAAGGACTGAATGCATTTATTCATAAATGTATTCTTGATAAAAAAAATAATTCAAAATATAAATATAATTTTTCAAGTTCTGATGAACCTGGTGAAGGTGAGCATAAAATATTTTCTAAAATTGCTGAATTAAATAGTGAATTAAATAGTGAATTAAATGATGAAACATATGTAATTCATGGTCTTGATGCTGACCTTATTATGCTTTCACTTATTTCTCATAAAAAGAATATTTATCTTATGAGAGATAATGATAAATCTTATAATGAATTTGATAAACATATTTATTTAAATATTAATGAATTGCGTATTGGTATCTTAAAAGAGCTACAATCTAATTATATTTGGGATATTACTGAAGATATGCTTTCTGATCCTTATTCTGATCTTTCTAAAAATATTATTGAATCTTATACTGTTCTATGTTTCTTTTTAGGTAATGATTTCTTACCTCATATTCCTTCTTTATCTCTCAAAAATAAAGGACATGAAAGAATTTTAACTATTGCTAAAAAAATTCAATTTGATACACCATTTACATTTAATACAGAACAAACAGAAGAAAAAAATGAAGATATTTCATTAAATAGATGCATTGTTGATCATAAAACTTGTAAAATTAATATTGAAATGATTGTTAAAATTTTAATGGAACTTAATAAAGATGAAAATCAAATTATGAAAACATTAAATGAAGAATACATTGCTAAACAACCATATCAAGGTGGTGATCAAATTGAATCATATCCTATTCAAAAAGCAAATAAATCAGGTCTTGCTAAATTATTACTTGAAAAAACTAATAAATGGCGATCTTTTTACTATAAAGAACTATTTGATTCTGAATTACATGATTCCAAGATTATTGTAAATGCTTGTAAATATTTTATTCAAGGTATTTTCTGGACATATGCATATTATAAAAGACGTCCTGATTTAATGACTAATGTTCAATATTATTATCCTTATGAATATTCACCAACTATTCTTGATTTATCTAATTACTTACAATCATCTTATGAAATTTGGAATAATCTTTCAATTCTTGATAAAAAAGAAACTGATAAATTATTTGTTCACCCAAATATTCAATTATTATGTATTCTACCAAGTATTAGTTTACCAGTGCATCTGCAAAAATATGCTGAAGATACTAAATATGGCTTAAAACATATGTTCCCTCAAAAATATAAAATTCATACATATCTGAAAACACAATTATGGGAATGTCCTCCAATATTACCATTTTTAGATATTAAATATATTGAAGAATGTATCATTAATTAGCATTAACGCTAATGTATCGTTAATTAGCATTAACGCTAATGTATCGTTAATTAGCATTAACGCTAATGTATCGTTAATTAGCATTAACGCTAATGTATCGTTAATTAGCATTGTCCATATGCTGTTTGTGAATATCCATCAGTAACTTCACATGGATTACCACCATTTTGTGCTTGTGTTTGTATATTAAAAGTATTAATAATTAATTGCACATCTGGATCAGTTGTTGGTTGACAAGTAGTTTGCCATATTCCTGAACAATCAATTGTAGGTGCAGATGATTTTGCTGGTGGAGGAGGTGGAGGTGATGGTGGTGGAGGAGGTGGAGGTGGAGGTAGAGGTGGTATTTGTATAGTTACTGGAATTGCTGGTGGAGCTATTGGTGGAGCCATAATAGATTTTTGCATTTGATTATACATCCATGATGCAGAAGCAACCGCATTTGCAGCATTTACTAAATTTGCTTGAGCTGTTAATTGATTATTATAATTCCATGAAGCTGATGCTACTGCTTGTTTAGCTGCATTAGTCACTAATTGATTATTATAATTCCATGAAGCTGATGCTGCTGCTTGTTGAGCTGCATTAGTCACTAATTGATTATTATAATTCCATGAAGCTGATGCAGTTGCTTGTTGAGCTGCATTAGTCACTAATTGATTATTATAATTCCATGAAGCTGATGCAGTTGCTTGTTTGGCTGCTATTGCTTGGGCTGCTGCTTGGGCTGCTGCTTGAGCTGCTGCTTGTGCTGCTGCTTGAGCTGCTGCTTGTGCTGCTGCTTGTTGAGCTGCTGCATCATCTGCAGCTTTTTTATCTGCTGCTGCTTTAGCTGCTGCTGCATCATCTGCAATCTTTTTGTCTGCTGCTGCTTTAGATGCTACTGCAGCATTATAAGTTTGATAACTAGTTGATGTTATATTATTAGCAGTTGTTTGAAGAGATCCATTATTAACTGCAGTCGTATTTGCTATTATTACAAAACCATCTCCATTATTATAACCATTTGATACAGAAGTATATTGTATAGCAGTATTATCAGATGTTTTTGAATCATAAGAAGCACCACCACCTCCTGTACCTCCTATATTAGGACCAGCATAACCTGCTGCTTCAGCTCCATATCCTCCACCACCACCTGAATATCCTCCTCCACCTCCTCCTCCTGAACTAGCACCTGCTCCACCTCCAAAGCCTCCTTTAGATGAACTTTGTTGTCCTCCTATACCTCCATTTTGAAATGATAATGCTGCATAATTTGCAGGATAAGGTCTTTGTTGATCAGGTGGTGCTTGAGTATTATATCCTAAAACTCCCCCATTCCCTAAATATCCTGCACCTCCTAAACCAAAATCACCCATTCCAAAATCACAAGGTCCTGCTCCACCTCCACTTCCTTTTACATTATTTGGATTACTTCCACCTCCAGCACCACCACTATTTGGACTTTGACCAATTGTTGTTAAAACTGCATTACAATAATTATTATTATGTGAATTTCCATCCCAACTGTAATAATTTGGAATATTATAATAAATAGTACCTGCACCACCACCTCCTCCTGAACATATTAATAATTGTGATGTTGATGTATTATATATATATGATCCTCCTCCTCCACCACCAGCACCTTGATTTCTACCATTATTTATTTTACCTAACCCCATTTGACCAACTAAAATTTTTAATATATGATTTGCTGTAAGTGCATATGTATTTGATACTATAATACCACCACCACCTGGATAACCATTTACATTTGGACCACCTGCTGCACCTGCAATTATTATTGTATAATTTCCTGTTGCTGGTACTATCCATTGTTGTATTCCTGCAACAGATGACATAGTTATTCTATTACTTGACATTGTATTTGCACCATATGATGTTTGAAGTTGTGATAATGTTGGCCCTATTGCACCAGTAGCTCCACATGGTGTAAATAATAATGCTGAATTAATATCAAAATTTTCTATATTATTTATTTTTGACCAATAATTTATTACCAATATTAATACTATTAATATTGATATAAATAGTAATATTTTCAAACTTAAATTAGTTACCATTATAATTTCTTTAGAATATATTTATATAAAATCAATGTTATTTTATATATAATGAACTGGGATAACTGCCAAGCAAATGAATCTAATATTGCAGAAATCCTCTTTAAAGAATATAAAAATACTATTAGATTCAATGATACTTGGGAATACTTTAATGAACTAGAATCATCATGGATCCCTGATAAAGATAGAATTTTTATTGATAAAACGTTTATTATTGAATCATACAACAAAATTCTTGAACGTATTATTTATTGGCAAAATTATAAAGAAATTACTGATGAATATAAAAACCATATAATACTCAATTTCAATAAAATAATTAAAGTTTTATCTACCAAAAATAAATACAAAAATGTTTTGAAAGAAGCAATGGGACATTTCTCAATATCTTAATTAATTTATTATTTCTCTAGCTCCTTGTTTGAATCTTGACTCTATTATTATCGCCTTATCTTCTTCTTTTTCTAAAGTATCTTTCAATTCATTTCCTATTCTTTTAAATGCATTTGGTATCTCATAATCTATCGATGCTCTAGTTGCTGTTGCTATTATTCCTGGTGCTTCTTCTTCTGCTGTTTTAAATATTGAACTTACTCTTGTAAACATTGATTGTAAATTTCTTCTATTTGGACTTTCATTTAAAATCAAATTATCTTTATTCATAAAATGCTCTTTTATTTCTTTTGATAATTCTTTATGCATCGTAAAGAATTCTGATTTATTATCAAATTCTAATGGTGGTGCATCTGCCATTATCTTTTCATACTCTTCTAATACTTCTCTTAAATATTTATCACCATCTAATATTCTATTATTAACAGGAATATACAATTCAACATGTATTCTATCACTTAATTTTTTAAGTGAGCATGAAATTGTATAAGATTTTACAACTATATCATTTAATTTAATATATGATTCATATGCTTGAATAATTGATATACCAACATTTACTATTCCTACACCAATACTTACATATCTTTGCATAAATGGTGGAAAACTTGATGTTCCAAAAGATGCAATTCCTGATAATGATGAAAATATTATCACTGGTAAGCGATATCTTATTTGTTTAGAATGCATGTATCTGTATAAATCCATGTACTTGTCTGCCATCTCATCGTATTTTGTACATAACATATTCAAATACTTTTGTTCTTCATCATTCCATTGTTTCTCTTTAACTATAATAGTTGATAATTGTCTTGGTGCTTGACTTGGAATTTCTTCTAATTCTATTGGACTAGCCGCGCCACTCATAGATACCCTATCATTTGTTAAGCAATTTTTCGCATTCAGTTATAGCATCATTGCAACTTATTCTATATTCTGGATCAAACTCTATCATTTTTCTTATAAAATTTATATAATCTTTATTATTACATTTAGTTTTTAATAATTCACGACTTATCATAAATAATACACCAGTACTATATATATCCATTTTATCAGCATATTTTGTCATTATTTTACGTATTTCATCTTGATTCTTTGCCAATTTATGATATTTATTATACATTACATTCAAATTTGTCATAATTTCTTCTTCTGAATAATAATCTAAATAATCATGACGATTACTTAATTTTTTTATTAAATTTCTAAGATTATTTATAACTTCATTTACAAACATTTCAACGTCATCATTGAAATAATATACTAATTTATACTCTGGTGGATGTAAAAAATAGTCTTTTGAGAGTCTTCTATTATTTTTTTCTTTATATATATCTTTAAAAGGTTTCATTAAACTATAATCAATAATAATCATCTTTTTTTGAGGTGTAATTAAAACATTATTGACTTTGATATCTTGATGACAATAGTTTTTGTTTTTTAATAATAAAAGTCCTTTAAATAAACTAGTACTAAATTGTAAAAATTCTTTGCATGAACTTTTATGAGTTTGTAAATATTTTTTAACTTCTTGACCACCATATGGCATCACTAATTGATAATAATTATCAGCATTTTCAAAATCAAAATCACATTTATCTTCAATCCTTGCTAAATCTTCATTCTTAATTGAACATCCTTTTGTTGGTAATAACAAATTATTACCTATATTATCAATTGTTGCTGCTTTCTTTGATAATTCTAATTCTTTTTTATAATTCTTTTTTTCTTCAAAAACTTTTGAAACTAATTCTTTTGATTTCTTTTTATTTACTATAACTTTATCATTTTCATTACATGGTATTGATGGCTTTACAACACATCCGTAAGAGCCTTCTCCTATAACTTTGTATTTTTTAAGACTACTCTTCATTATATTAGTATAAGAATCTAATTTCTAAAGAAACTAGCTAACATAATCTAATTTCTAAAGAAACTAGCTAACATAATCTAATTTCTAAAGAAACTAGCTAACATAATCTAATTTCTAAAGAAACTAGCTAACATAATCTAATTTCTTATTTCTATGAATTATGTAAGCAGATGTCTTTGCATATCTTACAACGTATTATTCATAGTTTTTATGAAGATTTTAACGATCAAGTGATCATTGAAAAACAAAATTTAATTCCAGAAACAAAACATAATCTTCAAGAATCTTTAAAAGAATTCAAAAGTTCTGAAAAATTTTTACAAAATTGTAGCTACATTCTAAAATTTAAATCCACGCATTTCTCCATTATTCTTGTTAATGATTCTAATGATGCTATTTTAAATTTAAGAATCGTAAAATTATGCAAACGTATTGAATTTTTATACAAACATCTTGGTATCCAAAAAATCTTTAATATTTGGATTATTCCTTTAAGCAATAAAAGATTATTTCCTAATCAAAAACAGGAAATTACTGTTAATAATATTAATGGTGGATTTACATATACAAATGGTAATGATATTTATGTTCATAAAGAAGAAGAATTTCCTAAAGTAACTATTCATGAATTTTTACATCATACTTTCTTTGATACAAGTGATAAATGGTCTTCTGAAAATATTCAAAATCTTAAAGATATATTTGATATATCTGATAAATCTAATTTCTTACCAAATGAAGCTATTATTGAACTATGGGCTGAAGTATTTCAATTACTATTCATATCTGAAGAATTATATATCCCTTTTTATGATCTTTATAAAAATGAATTATTATGGGGTATCCATCAAAGCAATAATTTATTAAAACATCAAGATACATTATATTTAGATGAATGGAATGAAAAAACAAATGCCTATTCATACATTATTATTAAAACTATTATACTTAATAATTTAGATGAATTCATTAAAATACAAACACCATACAATACCGCTTTGTTAAGCCAATTTATTTCATATTCTTATAAATTATTAATACCTAAACTGGAACAATTTGAAAATGAAACTAAGAAAAATAATAATAAAAAATCACTTAGAATGACAATTTATGGTGATCTTTAGATCAAGAACTCATTCCAAAAAATACAATATCTTTAAATGTTGTATTATCATTTGCAATATATACTTTTGATATGTATACTGGTGGATATACATTTGTTACCAATTTAGTACCTATTAAATTATTTAACATAATCGATACCATTTGGGGATTCTTTGTATTATAATCTGCTATAAATCCATTCAAATTACCTAATACTTGTTTCAATGAATCAATTGTATTATTTAAATTAAATATACTTAATGAATAATCTTTCCATGAATTTCCAGAATTATAGAAATAATTATATGGTATATCTTGGAAAGTTCCACTTGTTTGTGCATTTTCTAAACATGTGTTACCTGATGAGTCAAATGGTGGTGATACAAATATTGTTGCACCAATAGATGAATTATGTAAAAATATAAATAAATAATCTTGTTGTCTCAATGTTACACTTGTTTGAGATTTACTACTATCATAAGCAACTATATAACTACTTGTTTTTCCATTAAAATAATCAGTTAATAAATCATTAATATCATAAACTCCATTACCAAATATTAAAGTTCCTGTTGATATTGAACCAACATTAAATGTATATGTACCAGCTGATGGTACATTCAAATATCCTATATATAAATTATATGCACTTGGATCTCCTGAAGTAGAATCTAATGGATTTGGTGTTGGATTAGTTAGAGATGATGGTGCACTGCATGAATAATATGATGGTCTTGCAATAGTTGTATTTGACATTCTCGAAAGATATATATCTTTATCATCTGCATTTAATAAACTATTCAATTGTGATTGTGATAATACAAATTTATCTACTCCTTGTTTTAAGTCTGATGGATTTTGTAAAGCATTTGTACAAAATGTTATTTCTTGATTAGCAGCTGCAATCAAATTATTAACAGTTGTAATAGTATTTTGAATATCTGATATACTACCAGAATATGGTATTATATATGGTTGTAAAATATCTGCTATACAAACATCAATTCCAAAATCCATATTTAATACATTTTGTAAAAAGTTATTATTTTCATCTACAAATCTAACTTTATTTGGCATTCCACAAACATTATCAAAATTGAACATATAATTTGTTATATTTACATTATTTGCTATAAATGCTAAACGTTGGCTAGGATTTTGTAATTTACTCATTGTTCCTGATATGACTGGTGAATTATTTACCATATTTGCAATATCTTGAAATGTTGGTAATCCATCATTTGGATCTGTACTATTTAAATCTTCTATAAGTCCTTGTTGAAATAAATTATGTCCATTTGCATAAAATGCTAAACTATCGTTAGAATATGTTAATGTTCCTGATGATGAATCATAATTATATACTTGTACACTCTTGATTATATTATTTGTATCTAATTCAAATCCTAATATATCAATATCTGGTAATGTTGGTACAGAATTACCAAATATATTCATTCTAGGTAAAGTTATATCTTCAATCGGTTTATTACACATATATGCATTTAAATTAGCACCTTTAGATGTATCAGAATTATCTAATAAATTAAAAGTACTAAATCCTATCTTTTCATTACCATTATAATCAACTTTTGATACAATCGCACCATTACTATATTTATCAGCATTTGTACTATCAGTTTTTGCTCCATCTGTATCAGCTTTAAAACAATAAGCCCAACTATCAAGTGGTCCTAATGATTTATAATTATCTGTATTATAAAATACTTTATAATTATTTGATATTAAAGTACCTGCATTATTAGTATCAATTTGATCAATTGTAGCTGCTTCTGACCAACTGTAAATTGGTAATTTACACATTCCATTTGGCAATTTATTAGTATTGCTTGTTGAACGTAAATCTGATATTACTCTGTTTATTTTTGCTTTTTGTTCAGCTGTATAATTTGAATTTGCTAACATATCATTTAATGTTCTCATATGTAAACTATATAAAGGAATTCCATTAAAATCAGAATCCGCACCATTACACATATCAATTTGTGTAGGTTGTACATAATAAGTAGAACATTGTCTAATATTTTGACCACTGTTAATTTGTGTTTGCGCACCTGATGATACAAATGTAGGTGTTATTATCTTATTAAAATTTACTGTTCGAGGTCCATATTCTCTACCTTTTGGTTTAGTACGCACATTTGCTTTGCCTGTTAATGAAACATTGCTATTTAATGAATCTTTTGATAATAAATCAGTTGTTAGTTTTGTTCCATCAGATAATGAATAGTAATCTACTTTACGTTTTCCACTTGACATATAGAATCTTTGTTGTGATGAATCTGTTGATATATCATCTAATGCATTAATAGTTACTTTGTAGTTACTAGTGCTACCATTTTGATTTATTACAATATTATCTTTTGTAATATTTACAAATATTTGTTCACTATTATCATTAGTAAAATACCATTGACCTACTAAATTAGTATATGAAGGTGGAGGAGGTGGAGGAGGTGGAGGTGGTGGAGGAGGTGGTGGAGGTGGTTGTGCTATATCTGCACTAAATCCTGGTTTTACATAACAACTATTTCCATTTGCTGATCCTGTACTTTTAATTTTACTTAACAACCATGCATCGCCACCTGGACCTATACGATATCCTTGACATGCACGATTATTATCACATGCAGCATTTAATTCTGTTGTTGACTTTATACCTTGATATCCTAAATCATACCCAGAACTATAACAATCTATTCCAGAAGATAATGTATATTGTGGTGCTGGTTGAACTAATGGTGTTATTTGTTGTATTATATAACTTAATGCATCTGCTGTACCTGATCTTTCCGTCCATCCTGCATTACCTATATTCACTTGATATGGTGCTGTAAAAGCAATTGTTGGAAATCCTACACAATTAGTCGTATCATTAGTAGTATCAAATGCCCAATATTTATTCATAATCATATCAGTTAAAAATGTTTTACAACTTGCCAAATCTTGTGCATTTGGTAATGCATCACCAAAATTTTCTTGAGTAGTCTTACTTGGCAAATTATTTATTATTAATATACATAATAGTATTATAGATAATAATACTATTATTTTCAAAATCAAATTAGTCTTAACCATTATAATTTCTTTAGAATATATTTTGAATGGTTACAAATCCACTTCCATTTGTAGCTATATTTAAATATGGAACTTTTACATCTTTATTATTATATCCATCATAACCATCAGTTGTATAAGGTATACCTGCATTATTATTTTGTACAGTTGTAGAATCATAGCTTCCACCACCGCCACCTGCACCTCTATAACCATCACATGATGATCCTCCTCCACCACCTGAATACCCTCCTCCACCAAAATATATTGTAGAATCAATTGTTCCTCCTGCACCTCCTCCAAATCCTCCTGCGTTTCTTTGTATTAAAGTCTGTTGTTGATTTGTTGGATCTCTATATACACCTCCTATTGGTCCATTTGTTGAAAAATATCCTAATCCCTGTGATCCATTTATTCCTACACCATCTGATATAAATCCACCTCCTCCTGATCCATTTTTGCAATTTGGTACTGATCCTACTGGACCTCCTGAACCATTTTGTCCAGTTCCATTATTTGATGTTCCTGGGTTTCCTGTTGTTGTATAACTTGCATCTTGTGTTTGACTTATATATCCTGTACCACTTCCCCCACCTCCTGCAATTAATAATGGTGCACCTGTTGCTACATCTATTATAAATGTTCCTCCACCCGCACCATTATTTGAATATTGTCCAATTACTAGTGCTATTTTTTGACCCTTATTTAATTCAAAATAAGAACTTATTATTGCACCTCGACCTGTTGTTATATTTGTTGTACTTGAACCACATGCACCTGCTGCAATTATATTATAAAAACCATTTCTTGGTACTGTCCAATATTGTATTCCATTATTTACACTATAAAGCATCGTATTATTTATCCATTGTGCGTAATTATTTGTATAATTTAAATTATAAAATTGTATTGCTGTATCATACGTTGGTCCAAATGGTCCAGTTGTTGATGCAGCTGTAAATGTAAAAGGTGTTATCATAGAATACATCGAATCATATGATAATTGACTTCTTTCAACATTATTCAATTTATTAATATTACTTCCCATCTTTCGTATCTCTTTTTCATTTAATATTCTATTATACCATATCAAATCTTTAATCTTAATTGATCCTGTATTAGATTTGGAAATTACATTATATTTATAATTATAATAATTAATATAAAAATCTAAACCAGAAAGTGAATCTGGCCATACAAATTTATCAAATGTACCATTCGTTACATTTGATGAATCAGTACTTCTTTGTACTAATACACCATTGTAATATAATGATATTAAATTATCATTTACAACTATTGAGAAATGAAACCATTTTCCAACATCTGCTATTACCATTCGCAAATCACAACCATTATTTGGATTATTTACACTTGGATGTCTGAAATATAAAACTGATGTATTCGGTTTTATTGATAATGATGGAACTGCTCCACTCATCGTATTATCAGCTTGACCATTTCCATGATAAAATATATTTCTCCATGCATCTGATACACCATCTATTTTTATATATAAAGATATACTATATTGAACAACTGATCTAATCACCTTCAAAGGAGTATTTTTTTTTAAATTACTATTTGTTATGTCCAATTCAGCGTCCACTAAATGAATATCTTCTGATGATTTGTTTTTAAATTGTTCAATACTATCATCATCATAATTATAACTATCATTTTCTTCAACATCTTGCAAAAAATTATAAGTATATGCGTAAAATATTGATGTATTTTGTGGAGCCGTTGGATTTATACTATATATTGTTTGATCATACATACTTATAGTATCAGTATCACTTATCACATCATCTATCATACGATCATATAATTGATTTAATATATTTGTTGTCTTACTTTGTATTTCATTATTTAAATTATCTAGTATTCTATTATATTTATCAAATTTTTGTCTATTATTTTTAACTCTGTCTCTATGATTTATTATACTTTCATACGTTTTATGTTCAAAATCATCATCAAATACATATAAAAGATTATAATCATTAATATCGACATTTAATTCAAGTGTAAAAGGTTTCTTAGATATTACTGATTTAACTCTACCACATGAATCATATTCAAATACATAATTCATTGCATTGAATGCTTTTGAAACTAAATACATATTATTATTATAATTAACTGTTCTCATCATTTTTTGAAGAACAATAAGTGCATCTGAATCGGGTAATGCTCTGTATTGTCCTCTTTCTTTATTGAATTTCGCTGGAACAATTGATCGGAGTCTATTATCCTCTATTATAAAAGCTAAAATACAATCTGGAACATCTGCTGTTTTATAAGTATTTGTATTTAAACATTTATTTGTAAAATTAAATGTATTAAATGATAATCCAGCATATGTATTTGAATCATTGAATGGTGAATTAACTACTGTATAATTTGATACATCACCCCCTAATTGAGAAGATTTTATGAAATCATTAGCTATAACATTTGGATCTGCACTTCCTGCAGCTTTTTTATAGCATTTAGCCCATGTACTTAAATCTCCTAAGCTATTTAAACTTTTATTAACTGCATTTTTAAGAGGTATTGGTGTATTATCTTCTAAATTATAAGCTGGTTCCATCCATTCATCAAAAGATACTTTGCATTGATCAATATTTCCATGTTCTTGATCGGCAATAACAATATTTAATTTTTCAATTAAAGTTTCATCATAATTTGTTCTATTTATCTTTTTCATTAATTTTGATCTATAGTCTTTATTTTGACTTAATGTTCTATTGTAAAGACCTTCATCACATAAATCAGTATTATTTGTATAATAAATATTACAATTTCTTTGTGGTATTTTTGGTAATGCTTGTAAACCTGCTTGTTGTGGAATACCATTAATATTATATAATGGTGCTGATCGTAATGTTGCTGGTAAAACTGCTCCTCCAGTTACTGCTCCTCCAGTTGTGGCTCCTCCAGTTACTGCTCCTCCAGTTATTGCTCCTCCAGTTGTGGCTCCTCCAGTTGTAGCTCCTCCAGTTGTAGCTCCTCCAGTTGTGGCTCCTCCAGTTGTGGCTCCTCCAGTTACTGCTCCTCCAGTTACTGCTCCTCCAGTTATTGCTCCTCCAGTTGTAGCTCCTCCAGTTACTGCTCCT